CGATTCCATTTCCGGCATCGCCGGCATGTTGTACGCTAAGATAGGAACCAAGAGGGTTGCGGTGGCGGAGTGCAAGAGCATCAACGCCAAGATAACCAAGAACAAGGTCGAGTTCAAGGCGTTGGGGCAGGCCGCCACGCAGTACAAGGCCAAGGGCTGGACTGGAAGCGGCACTCTCGTAATCCACTACTGCACGTCAAAATGGGCGGAGATGATGATTGACTACGCCCACACCAACAAGGATAAGTACTTCACGCTTGAGGTCATAAACGAAGACCCCACCAACGTGGACGACATCGGCAGGCAGCGTGTGCTGCTTGAGGACGTGAACCTTGACGAGAGCGAAATCGCCAAGCTTGACGTTTCGGCCGACTTCCTTGACCAGTCCATGAACTTCACGTTCAGCGGCGTACAGCTCATGGAATCTTTCAAAGAACTCAACTGACCATTTCGATAGGAGGACATGGATATGGCTAGATTGGATGATTTCCTAGGATTGATGGATGTCACGGAGATTCGTGAGACGGTCTCCGTGAAGGTAGGGGACAAGACGTTCGACTTCGTTGTCAGACCGATAACGGAGCAGGAGCATACGGAGTTCCAGAGACGTTCGCAAAACATCAACAGGAACAAGGTGAGCTTCGACAGCTCCAAGTACACAGACCTTGTGCTTGGCAACTGCATAATCGAACCCGACTTCAACGATGATGCGTTCCTCAAGAAGGTCAACTGCGCCAACGGTGTGGAGTTCCTAAAGAGGAAGCTCCCGGCAGGAGCGATGGTCGAGCTTTCCTCGCAGATTCAGAAGCTCTCCGGCTTCGATTCATACGAAGTGGAGATTGACAACGCAAAAAACTGATTGAGGAGGACGGTGAGGCTACATACTGCATGTACACCGTCCTCAACTTCCACTGGACACCCAATCAGTTCTCCAACCTCACCCGCAAGGAGAAGGCCTTCGTGATAGCCTGCATAGACAAGCGTGTGGAGGCAGAGAGGGAGGAGATGAACAAGATGAAGAGATAAGGGAGCTGTCATGGCTGCAATAAACACTGTATTCAGACTTACGGACAACGTGACGAATACGTTGAACAGGATAAACCAGGGTTTCAAGGACACAGGCAAGACCATAATCACGGCCAACCAGGCCGTGTCCCTTTTCAATCAGACCATTGCCCTTGTGAAGAACGTTGCGTCAATAGTAGATGATTTGACGGATTCCTACTACAGACAGACGGAGCAGGAGACGAAGCTGTATACGGTCATGCGTGAGCGCATGGATGTCTCCAAGCAGCAGGTCAACTCCGTCAAGGAGCTTTCCAAAGAACTTCAGAACATAGGCATATACAACGACCAGATAATCCTTGCGGCGGCGCAGGAGGCGGCTACGTTCGTCACGCAGAAGGAAAGCATAGACGTTCTCCTTCCCGCTTTGGCGAACCTTGTGGCGCAGCAGTACGGCTACAGCGCAAGTGCGGAGAACGCAAGGAGCGCAGCCACAAGGATGGGAAAGGTCATACTCGGCAACGTTGACGGGCTTTCCAAGCTAGGCTATGTATTCACCGATGCGGAGAAGAAGATACTCAAGACCGGCACGGAGATGGAGAGGGTCGCCACCCTTGCCAACATCATAAACGCCAATGTCGGAAACATGAACGAAGCCTTGGCCAAGACACCGCAGGGACAGGTCATGAACACCAAGAACGCAATACAAGACCTCAAGGAGCAGATTGGTGCTTCGTTAGTGAACGCACAATTGTTGTACTATCAAATGAAGCTTGCGTTCACTAGAACCATCGCCAACGCTATAAAATACATTGGAGACCATGCCGAAGACTTCACTTTGGTCATCATATCACTTACCACCGCTGTAGTGATATATGCCGGTGTTTTGGCTGCAAAACTGATTCCACAATTGGCCAAAGCGGCGATTGCCTTCGCCACAACGCATTCCACATTGCTGTTGATAATAGCGGTGGTGGCGATTGTAATCGGTCTACTCAATGAACTTGGAGTCACCGGTTCCCAGATTGCAGGTGTGATATCAGCGGCGTTCACTGCGATAGCGATTACTGTAAAAAACGTATTCATGATTGTATTCAATATACTCTATGACGGATTCGCATTCATATACAATTTCGTGTCTAAGGTGGTGAATGCAGTTGTAGCAGTGGTCAACGGCATAATAGACGCTATAAACTGGCTTGGCAAACTTACCGGCTTGATGAAGGAAGGCGGTGGAATAGGCAAACTTTCCTATGTCCAAGAACTTGACTATAGGTTCAGCGAAGGGGTGAGCAACTACGATGGTGTCTCCAAAGCATATGAGAAAGGCGTTGAGTTCGGTGACAAGGTGGGCAATTTCTTCAATGAACTGCAATCGAACATAGATGTCAACAAAACCGCAGGCGGCGCACTCCTTGTCCATGACGAAAGCCTCATAGACATAGCCAGCGACTACAGGGAGCTCCTTTCCAAGCGTGCCACGCAGGCCTTCAACCTACAGTATGCAAGACCGTTCGCCCCATCCGTGACGATAGAGAGGGTGGACATAAGGAAGGAGGTCGATGCGGACAACGTGCTCAACAGATTCACAAGCGCATTGATTGACCTCGGCTCTTCAAGCCTGTCCGTGGCGAACTAAAGGAGGACATATGCCTGTAACCGACAGCAGACCCACATACCTTGTACAGAACGAAGACGATTCCATAGACGTTGTACTTCAGTACGAGAAGAAGATTTAAAATTAGAGGATGAATTATTCAATAATTTTAAAAAAATAATTAATTCAAGCATAAT